GGCATCGTCGGCCTGAAGGACCTCATGGAGGGCACCAAGAAGGCCGCCGAGGCGCGGGGCTGGTTGAAGGCTTTGGATGGCTCCAAGGTCCACGTCCGCAAGGCCCACGCAGCGCTCAACACACTCCTCCAGTCGGCGGGCGCCATCACGTGCAAGCTGTGGATGGTGATGGTTCACCAGAAGCTCCGGGAGCGGGGCCTGGAGTGGGGCCGGGATTTCCGGCAAGTCCTCTGGGTCCACGACGCCCTGACATTCACTCACCGGCCCGGTCTCGGCCCCATCATCATCGAGTGCTGCCAAGAGGCCGCCCGCGAATGTGGTGAGCGCCTCGGCCTTCGCGGGCGGTATCGCTCCTCTGGCCACACGGGTCATAGCTGGGCGGAGACGCACTGAGTATGCCGGTAGCCCCCACCCGCCCCACACCCGGTCCCGGCTACTCCGGCCCCGTCCCCTCGGAGGTCTGGGAAATCCTTGGCGTGTCTTGGGAACATCCCATCGCCGTCCAGTCGGATTATGCCCGGGCCAACGCCCCCTTCATTGCGCTTGCCGCCTCCCTCGGCTGGATTTCCAACGTCCGGCCCGACTGCATGAGCTTCGGCCGCCACTGGCTGGTAACCGCCGTGGGCATCCACGCCTTGCGTACCGCCACGTCCCTTTAGGAAACCAAAGTGCCGCTTCCAGACAACCTCCCTGTCCGCCTCTTGGTGGACGGGGACATCATTGCCTTCAGGGCAGCTTCGGGCGTCCAGCACGTCCAGATCGCAGAGGACGGTATCGCCCAGCCCATCGCCTTCACATGGGAGGGTGAGGCTCGGGTGGATAACCTCCTGCACGAACTCAAGGCCGGCCTCAATGCCAGCGAGGTCATCATCTGCCTGACCTCCTCCACGAACTGGCGGGATGGGGTCTGCAAGACCTACAAGTCCAATCGTGATGGCTTGGTCCGCCCGCTCCTCCTCAAGTATCTCCGGGATTACATCCGGACGGAATACGGCGGACGGGAGGGGTGCTCCGTCCTGGAGGAGGAGGACTTGGAGGCGGATGACCTCCTCGGCATCCTTGCCACCGACCCCGAGGCCAACGCCAAGTACATTCAGGTCATCGCCACTAAGGACAAGGACCTCCTCGCCATTCCCGGCTGGCATCACCGGATGGATGACAAGGATTACAAGGGGCGCCTCAACGTCTTCGAGGTGTCTCCGTGGGAGGCCACCCGCTGGCACCTCATCCAGACCCTCGCGGGTGACCGGGTGGACGGCTATGCGGGATGCCCCGGCATCGGCATAGCGCGGGCCGAGGTGATCATCGACGATCCCGTCCGGCTGGTCCCCCAGCAGGGTCTCATTACCCGAGGCAAGAACAAGGGGCAAGCCACCGTCAAATGGTGTGCCGAGCCCACCCGGGACTACTGGGCGTGCATCGTCAGCCATTACCGCAAGGGTGGTTACGAGCCCGAGGCTGCCGAGGCTGCCGCCCTGGAGACCGCCCGTCTCGCCCGCATCCTCCGCCACGGGGAATACGACTGGGACCAGAAGGCCATCCGGCTCTGGACCCCCGACCAGATCAACACCGACTACTGAGCAAGGAGGCCGCCCAGTGAGCACCACCAAGTCCACCGTCGTAATCAACCTTTGGGCTGGCCCGGGTGCCGGCAAGTCCACCACGGCAGCGGGCCTCTTTCACCTCATGAAGGTCCTCGGCCTCAACGTCGAGCTGGCCTCGGAGTACGCCAAGGACCTGACGTGGGAGAAGAACATCACCCGCCTCAAAAACCAGCTCCTCGTCTTCGCCACCCAGGACCACCGCCTTCGCCGGCTACTCGGTCAGGTGGACTACATCATCACTGACAGCCCCCTGCCCCTCGGCATCGCCTACATGGGTCCGGAGTTTGGCGAGTGGCTGCCCGAAGCCATCTCCCAGTGCTTCGACGGCTACGACAACCGGGACTTCCTGCTCCAGCGCAAGAAGGCATACAGCCCGATCGGCCGGAACGAGACAGAGCATCAGGCCCTCGTCAAGGACATCGCCATTGCCGACCTGTTCCGGGAGTTCACCGAGGGCGAGGATGGTGAGCTGGACAACGCGTGGGTGATCCCCGGGGACGCCTCGGCACCCTACGTCATCCTGGATGCTCTGGGTATCGACTGGGCCAGCATGGCAATCGAAATGGAGGAAGTAGCGTGACCACGACCAGCACCAACCGCCGTGCCAAGGTGAAGCCCCTCCGCGCCGCGCTGCTGGAGGAGGGCCTCAGGCTCACCACCGAGGACCGCAACGACCAGTACGGCGACCCCCTGCTCAACATGGCGTGCGCGGGGGAGATGAAGGCGGTCTTCCGCAAGTATGCCGAATTGTCCGGCCGCCGGGTCATCGGCTTCGGGGAGCAGGAAGCCATCGACATGGCCTTCACCAAGCTCTCCCGCATCGCCTGTGGTGGTGATGTGAAGCCGGACAGCTACATCGACGGCGCGGTCTACATGGCGGCTGCCGGCGAGAACGCCCAGCGGGAACTTGCCGGGGAGCTGAAGGATGTCTGAGGTCCCGTTTTGCCGGGACTGCCGGCACCGCATTCCGGACTATCTGGGCATCGAGTGGGCGGATTGTCGCTTGGCGGTGCGTCAGCCCCCTACGGTTGATCCCGTGTCCGGAAAGGAGGAACCCACCACCTACGGCTCGTGCTCAACGGAGCGCATCCTCAACGGGGTAGGACATTGCGGCCCCACTGGGCGCTTCTTCGAGGTTGGTCCCCGGTGATCGCCCGCCCCAACAACCACGTCACCCGGGCGCTTGACGCCAAGCTCACCTCCGGCCGCCCTGACAGCCCCGGCCCGATGCCCTTGGTATCGGACGACTTCGTGCGGTGGCTGGAGGCGAACTTCCCGCCCCGCTGCAAAGAACCCGGGGAGGGCCTTGAAGCCCACCTCGATTACGGCGGCATGGTCCGCTTGGCGGAAACCATCCGCGCCAACCACGAACTATCCAAACGGAGTGCGGCCGACCTGATGCTGGACCCCGACCTGGACGACAACGAGATTGCCGATGTGCTTTTCCAGCGGCTCGACCGTGAACAAGCCGACCTACTCGCTCGACAACTCGGAGACGGCGGTGACCAAGACGGTAACCCCGGGAACCCCGGAGACGAATGATGGGTCCGATACCACGAACAAGGTGTCCGCCTCCGCTCTCCCCGTCACCACCGCCCTCCGACTGCCGGGAGCCTGACCACCATGTGCTTCTCCTCATCCAAAACGACGACGCCGGCCGCCGCTCCGGCCGCCCCCGACCCCGTGGCCGAACAGCAGGACGTGGGCAAGCCCCGCGAAGCTGAAGACGCCATGGTCTACGGCACCATCAAGGCGCCCACCCTCCGAGTTGACCGCTCCGTTTCGGCCGGCGGCAGCACCTCGGGAGGCACCGGGCTTACCCTCTAAGGGACCCACCGCATGGACAGCTACGCCTCCGTCCCGGCGAACCACGCCGAGGACCCGGAGCCGTGGAAGGACCCCGATCGGGAACCGTACACACTCAATCAGCCCGCCGCTGATGTCTACGCCAAGGAGGAAGGCCCGCGAGAGGCCGTCTGTGAGCTTGCCCGCCAGATGGCCGAGCTGACCATTCCCTCCTCCTTTCCGCCGAAAGGTTACCGGGTGGGTGATAACATCCCCGGCAATAACCAGAGCCTCGGCGCCTTCTGCGTCTCCAACCTTTCATCGAAGTTGATGTTCTTGGCCTTTCCGCCGGGCCATCCCTACTTCACGTTTCACGCGGTGGACTTTGAGGTCCAGGCCCAGATTTCCCAAGACCCGGAACTCTGGTCCGAAACCCAGTTGGCTTTGAGCCGACTTGAGGAAGCCCACCGTCTCCGCATAGACACCACCCCGCTCCGCTCCGTGTACGTCGGGGAGATGGAACAGCAGATCATCGCCGGCAACGTCCTCCACAAGCACATCACGCTTGGCGAGCCGACCTATCACCGGATGGACAGCTACATCGTCAAGCGCTCTGCTTCCGGTATGCCCCTGCTGACCATCCACAAGGAGCAGATCGCAGTCCAGTCCCTCGACAAGGATATCCGTGACTGGGTCTATGAGAACCACGACACCCTCAAGGAAAAGCCCGAGTGGGAACAGGTCGTGGACATCTACTCGGTCATGACCCTTCAGGTCTCCTCCTCGGGTGAACGGACATGGACCTACTGGCAGGAAGACGACGCCGGCAATCTGGTCCCCGACAGCGAGGTGGAGACGGACTTCGAGGACCCCCCGATGTGGCCCATGTGGCTCATCCCTGTCTACGGGCAGGACTGGGGGAGGTCTTACTGTGAGCGTTACCGTGGCGACCTCTACACCATGGAGGCCATGGCTTCAGGGGTGAACGACGGGGCGAGTCTCGCGGCTCTGGCCCTGCTGTTCGTCAAGCCCGGTAACACGAGCATCAAGTCCGTCCGGCAGGCCAAGAACCTCAGCGTCCTTCCGGGCTCCGCCGAGGACCTCTCGGTCTTCCGCTCCGACAAGTCGGCCGACTTCAACTTCGTGGTCAACATTTTGACTATGGTAGGTCGGCGGCTCTCCCAGGCATTCCTCCTCTACAGCTCCGTCCAGCGGGATGGGGAGCGGGTGACCAAGGAGGAAATCCAGCGGCTCACCAGCGAGTTGGACCAAGCCATGGGCGGCCTCTACACCGAGCAAGGCCAGTCCAACCAGCGGGTCATCATCCACCGCTTCATCCGCCTCAACGAGGAGAGCAACGCCAAGCTCCCCTCCCTGCCGTCCTCCGACCAGGGCGTCGAGCTGAAGGTAGTCACCGGCACCGATAGTATGGGCATGAGTGACGAGGAGCGGAACCTTACCGAGTTCGGCGGTGCCGTCGTCAAGCTGTTCCCTAGCGAGGCCGGAAAGATACTCCGGGCGCTCGACTTCGCCCGACGCCTCGCCGCCGCCAAGGGCATCAAGCCCGATGGCCTCATCCCCTCCCAGGCCGAATACGACCAGGAGACACAGCAAGCCCGCATGACCCAGATGGGCATGGAGCTTGCCACGAAGGCCGCCGGGCCGATGTCCGGAGCCTTGGCCCGGGGGATGGTAGCTCCGAATGGAGCATCCGCCGGTTCCCTGCCGGCCCCCACTTCGCAGTAACCAGGAGCCCTAACCATGGCCGATACTCTGTCCCTGGACATCCCTGTCCGGGGTTCCGCCGATGTTGCCGAAACGCCCGACCCGAAGGCAACCCGGATGTCCGACTTCGCGGGTGACCTTGAGGTCAACGCTGACCAGCCCCTTGATGTTGGTGATGACGATACGCCCGAGGCCGAAGACACCGAGGGTCTGGAGGACACCACCGAGGCATCCGAGCAGGACGCCGAGGAAGGCAGTACGCCGGATGAGGACGACCTCCCGGAGTACGACCCCGACGACGAGGAGGTGAAGGCGGCCTACGACGCCAAGTTCTTCACCGGGGACGGCACGCTCGACCGCGATGCCCTTTCGGCCACCTTCTGGAAGGCATTCGACGCCGCCCCGGAGGACAAGCGCTCCGAGGTCCGCCTCCCTGCTGGCGTCAAGAAGTTCCTCAGCGACGTGACAGGCTTCGACGAGGCGGCCATCGACGACATCACGGCGGCCGTCCGCGACCAGACCGTCACCCAGCAGCGTGATTTCAAGAAGCGGTTCGGCGGGGATGCCCTGGTGGACGCCGCCCTCCGCTGGGGTGGGGAGCACTATTCCGAGGCCCAGCGGAGGCGTTTCGCGGAGGCACAGGCCAAGGGCTTCAACAGCGACGAGGCGGCCGAGCAGCTCGAAATCCTCATCTCCCGTGCCGGCCGGGCCGGTGCCCTGAAGGGTATCCGCCGGGAAGGCGCCGATGCCGATACCATTCAGCCGTCCTCCCGCCCCCGCCGTCCGTCCTCACCCAAGCGCAACGTGACCTCGGCCGCCCAGTCGCAGCCCAGCGCCGACGTGTTCAAGTCGGTCGATGAGTACAACACGGCATGGGCCGAGGCGCTCCGATCCCAGGACCAGGGCAAGATTGCCTACGTTCGGCGCAAGCTGAAGCGTAGCCCGGCCGCCCAGGTCTCCAACTAGGAAGACCCATGACCTTCAACATTCTGACTAAGGCGATTGCCGCTCTGGTCCTTGCCATCCTCACCGCTGTGGCCGCCTTCTTCGGGGCCGACTACACCGGTTATTCCGACATCATCGCAGGCGTCCTTGCCGGCATCGCAGTCCTGGCCGCCGCCTTCATCCCGAGCATGAAGCTCGTGGCTGACGGGGGCTCCAAGGTCAACGTCGTCGAAGTCGTTGAGGAAGTGGCCGAAGGCGTTGAGGAGGTGGCGAAGAAGATCGCCGCCGCCAAGAAGTCCGGCAACACCTCCACCACCCCCAACTCCTGATCCGCCATGAAGACTTGGCTGGAGGTCGCCCTCGGCCTCCTCAAGCTCATCAACCTCGTCCTGTCCAGTGCCCAGTCCACCAAGGACAAGGCATCTGGGCGGGCTGAGGCGTACCTGGAGGCCATCCATGCGTCCACCGAGCTGGTCTCCACGGGGCTGGCTGCTCGTGCTGCTGCTCGCCAGCGTGATGCCACTCCTGACGGGCTGTCAGTCAACGACGGCCTCCGGCGGGACTGAAAGCGGGACCCAGGCCGACTTCATAGAAGCCTTCAGGTCCTACTACTGCCGGATCGAACAGGGCGTGTCCTACAGCTCCAGGGACACCGAGGAGACCCAGCGCTCCGCCCGAGAGCACAACGCCGTGTACCTCTCCCAGGGATGTGCCGGCGCCCCTTCAAGCTCCACCTCCAAGGAAACCGACTGAATGTCCAACTACACGGACTCCGCCTCCCGTCCCGGCCGCAAGGGCGCCTCGGGCACCGACGACCGCGCCCTGTTCCTCCAGGAATTCGGCGGCATGGTCCTGGAGCCCTACCGCCTCTCCAACGACTACGACAACCTCCGCTACATCAAGAACATCACCCAGGGCAAGGCCGACAGCTTCCCCATCCTCGGCCGCAAGCGCGATGCCACCGAGCACGAGCCCGGCGAGATGATCTACGGTGGCGTGGTCAACAACGACGAGGTGATCATCACCCTGGACAAGATGCTCATCGACAGCATCTTCATCCCGGAAATCGACGAACTCATCTCCCACTTCGAGGTCCGTGGCCCCTACGCCGACCAGCTCGGCCAGTCGCTCGGCTCGGCCAACAGCCGCCGCATCGCCATCCAGCACATCCTTGCCTCCCGCGATGTCGGCAACGTGGCAGCCGGCCAGCCCGTCCCCGGCTACGTCTACTCGGCGGACATGCTGACCAACGGCGCCTCCCTGGAGACCGCTGCCTCCAAGGCCCAGCAGTACCTCCTCGAAAACGACATGACCAACGTGGACTTCGCGGAGTTCCGCCTGCCGCACGCCCAGGTTCTCCTCCTGGCCCGCTATGCCGGCGTCGAAGGCGGCCCGGTGACCACCGGCTCGGGCAACCGCGCGGAAGGCACCATCGGCAAGGTCATGGGCATCCAGCCCCGTGGCACCAACAACCTCCCGAGGGCCAACATCACCACTGGCAACGCCAAGTACCAGGGCGACTTCACGACCACCGTGGGCCACATCTCGACCCGCATGGCGGTGGGCTCGCTGGAGCGCCGTGGTCTCCGCGTCGTCATGAAGGACCAGCCCGAGCGCCTCGGCACGCTGATCATTGCCTCGGCCCTCAACGGCCACGGCAAGCTGCGCGGCGAGTGCTCCATCGAGGTCCGCACCGACGCCATCGCGGGCCGCTCGGCGCTCTGACCGGCTGACCTAAAGGGGACCTCCAAGCTCGTCTTGGGGGTCTCTTTTCGCATGCCGGTCTGTATGGACAAAGTGACATCGGGAGCCGTGGGCTGCACCTCGGCCACCCATCACCTTCCCGGGAATGCAGCTCCCGCTGGATACCAGCCGGCAGCCGAAAGGAGACCTCTATGCCCACCCTTTCGACATCCCCCCTTACGCTCCTTGATGCCGTCAACCTGTTGCTTGCCAATGCCCGGCTGGGCAAGGCCGACAGCCTCCAGGCCAAGGACACCAACGAAGACCTTCGGGACGCACTCACCGACCTTGAGGATGCCTCCCGGATCATTCAGCTTCAGGGCTGGCGGTTCAACACCGTCTCCGCCTTGGTGATCGATCCCGAGACGGATGGCACCATCATCATTCCCCCCAACTTCCACAAGGTCCGGATGGCCGGCCCCTCCCGCTCCAGGGACCTCACCCTGAGGGGGCGGGATGGCACGATGCTGCTCTACGACATCCGAGGGAACACCTTCGTCATCGGAGAGGCCGTCACCCTGGATGCCATCCGCGTGGATGCCTTCGAGGACCTCCCGCCGGCTCTCCGCCACTTTGTCGCCTACCGCGCCGTCTTCGAGTTCTGCGCCCGGAAGACCCCGAATGGCACGCCCATCCGTCTGAAGCAGTCCGACCTTGTGTTGGCGGAGGCGGCCTGGATCGAGACGGATGCGTGGGAGGACGACCGGGCACTTCCCGACACCAGCCCCCACTTCAACGCGTTCCGCCGGAGGTAGTCCATGGCGAATACCCAGCCGGTTCCCAACCTTATTCAGGGCATCAGCCAGCAGGCTCCGGCACTTCGTCGCGATAGCCAGTGCGAGGCCCAGTACAATTGCCTCAACAGCGCCAAGGACGGTGCAGTAAGCCGCAATGGTGGGGACCTCATCAAGTTCCGGGGTGGGGAGGACTGGTCCGGAGCCTTCGTCCACGAGATCACCCGAGGTACGACTGAGCACTACCTCTTGGTCATCAAGGAAGGCATGCCCCGGGTCATCAACCTCCACACCGGCGAAGACTGCTCCCTGACTATCGAGGGCAGCGCCGGGGCCTACCTGTCCGGGTCCGACTATTGCGCCCAGACGGTCGATGATACCACCTTCATCGCCAATCGGGCGATTATACCGGCCATGGGTACAACGGTGTCTCCCAGCCGGCCTCACGAGGCATTGGTGTTCTTCAAGGCCGGCGACTATTCGATGACGTTCACCATGAACATCGTCTATGCCGGCACCACCTACACCTACACCTACACCACCCCGGATAACTCCGCCTCGGGCAACTACGCCTACATCCACACCAACCAGTTGGCGGCCACCTTCTTCCGGGCGCTGACTGGCGCCACCACGGCCATTGGTTCCGGTGGCGATGTGGTAGGTGCGGCCACTACCACCACAAGCGATGGAACGCTCCCGGCCGGCTTTGGGGTCCAGCTCAAGGGCAATCTCCTCCGCATCTTTCGGACGGATGCCAAGGACTTCACCATCGCGGTTTCGGACGGTGCCGGAGACGCCAACATCAAGGCGTTCAAGGGTAGCGTCTCGAAGTTCTCTGACCTGCCTAAGGGCGGCTTCCCCGGGATGCTGTTCGCTGTCTCGGGGACGGACAAGGATGCGGCGGACGACTACTATGTTGCCTACGTAGCCGACACGGCGGGCGCCACTGGAGTGTATCAGGAGGCCACCGGCCCGGGTGTCCACACGTCCCTAGATGCCAGCACCATGCCCCATGCGCTGGTCAACACGGGCGTCAACGCCTTCACCTTCCGCGCCTTCTCTTGGTCCGCCCGCATCTGTGGTGATGAGGACACCGCGCCCGACCCCTACTTTGTCGGCAGGCGGATCGAGAGCCTGTTTTTCGCCCGCTCCCGTCTCGGCATCCTGACGGAGCCGGCATTCGATATGTCCAAGGCCAAGCGCTACACCCAGACCTACTTCCCGGATACCAAGCAGACGCTCCTGGACACCGCACCCATCTCCTACATGGTGGCGGCCGGTGAGGAAGCGGCGCTCCTGAGGAAAGTCGTCAAGATCAACGAGGGGCTCTACCTCTGGGCTCAGCGGGCTCAGTTCCGCATCTCCTCGGGCAACGACCCGCTCACGGAAAGCACCATCGATGTCAAGGAGAGCACCGCCTACGAGTTTGCCGAGGATGCCACCCCGTTGCCAATGGGAGCGTCCCTCTACTTCGCCACGGAACCCGGCGACTACGCCAACATCCTCCAACTGTTCTTCGAGAACGGCCTGCCCGTTGGTGATGTGAACGTAACGGCCCACGTGGAGGAGCTTATTCCGGCCGGCGTCCGCAAGCTGGTTGGCTCCATGACCCGCCGCATTCTGTTCGTCCAGTCCTCCGGTGCCCCCTCCAGCCTGTACGTCTACAACTGGCTTCAGCAGGGTAGCGAGACCGTGCAATCGGCCTGGAACATCTGGACCCTCCCGGCGGGTTCCATCCTCTGGTGCTCCGTCTACAAGAAGGACCTCCAGGTCCTCCTCCAGCGGCCTTCCGGTGTCGCCCTGCTCTCCTTCCCGCTCTCCACCACCCATGTGGATGAGGGAGGGGTATACGCGACACAGGTTGACCTCCGCATCACGGAGGCGGGCTGCACGATTGTCTGGGACCCCGACACCCAGCTTACCACCATTACCACCCCCATCCCTTACCTCAGTGATGAGGCGGGCTTGGTACAGATGGTGGTTCGTACCTCCGGCAGCCGCTTCAACAGAGGCCGCCGCATGGAGGTCGTCTCGGTGTCCGGCTCGACGGTCGCCGTGCGGGGTAACCTGACGGACCATGAGTTCTACCTCGGCCTAACCCGGGATGCACGGCGAACGGAAAGCCAGTTCCATATTCGGGGCGAGAGTGGCGAGTATCCCACCGATACCCTTACGGTCCAGGCCGTTAAGCTGGGATATCATCGGACCCTCTACACCCGCATCGAAAGTACCAATCGATCGGGCAAGGCGGCCATTACCTCCGTCTCCGCCATCGAGGGCCGGCAGGTTGGAACCGCCCAGTCTGAGCTTGGCCCGCCGGTGCTCCGGAACGGTACGCTCCGCCACACGGTCAACCGTCGAGCTGACGAAGTGACCCTGGAGCTGATCAACGACAGCCCCTTCCCGTCCGCATGGCGCTCTCTCGCTTGGGAGTACGAAGCCACGCTCGACGTCCCCCTCACGCCAACCCGAAGGTCCTGACATGCCGCTGCTGAGAGCCGTACCTGCCGACCTCTCTATGGTCCCTTACATGGCCGCCCACGCGAGGCGAGAGGATCGGGCGGAGTGGTTCCTTGGCACCTACCGCAAGCTAGACCGGGCGCTTCAGGCCGGCCTTGAGATACCCGGCTCGGTCAACAGGGCGGTGGTCGGGGAGGATGGGAACCCCCTCATCCTCTTTGGCGCCCACCCCTATCTGGCTCCCGGTGCCGGGCAGGCGTGGCTCGTGGCTGCTGAGGCCGCTCTCCCCCAAATCCATGCGCTGCACCGGTTCTTCAAGGCCGAGCTGGCAGAGCTTGAAGCCCCCTTCGGCCATCTCGTCGCCTTCAGCCACGTCGGCAACGCGGTCCACCATCGTTGGATGCGCTGGGTGGGCTTCCGGGTCCTCGGGCCTATGGCCGGTCAGCCCTTCCTCATTTTCATCAAGGACAAGACATCACCATGTGTTGGGCCGCAGTCGTCGGAGGCGTCCTAAGCCTCGCCTCGGGCATGGTCCAAGCGTCTGCCCAGCAGCAGCGCTACGACCAGAACCGGGTGAATGCCCTCGCTGCCGCACGGGGGGAGCAGACCCAGCTTACCCAGCGGCAAATCCAGGAACAGCAGGCGGTCGAGCAAAAGAAGTACGTCAGCCTGATCGAGGAGGCCCAGAAGAAGGCAACCGCCAGCGTGGCAGGGGCGGAGGCGGGTGTTGCCGGCATCAGCCTGAGCAACATCATTGCCGACCTCGGGCAGCGCTCCGAGTACAACCGAGCCGTCGCCAAGGAGAACTACGACAACATCGCGGCCCAGCTCTCGGTTGAGCAGAACGCCACCGTGACCAGGGCCGAAGGCCGCATCAACAGCGTGCCCCAGGGCGACTTCGTGAGCCCGTTCTTCAGCGCCGCTTCCACCGGCCTCCAGCTCTACGCCCAGTCGGATTAATCCCATGCCCAGAAAGCAAGTCGAGCCGATCGGCTTCACCGAGGCCGTCCGCCCGGTGGCCTCCCCCGTTGACACCTATCAGGGTCCGCCCGCTGCCAACGCCGGCCTCATGGGTCTTGCGGAGGGACTTCAGGGCCTCAATGCCGGCCTTTCAGCCGTCATCCAGAAGCGTGCCAAGGAGCGGATGGTGGAAGACCAAGCCACCGCCGAGGCCCTCGCACAAAAGAACCGTAACGTCGGCTATTCGGATGCTGTCCGTCAGGGGCTCATCCCCGCCGACGCCTCCAAGACCTTCGTGCAGACCTACAAGATGACGCAGGGGTCCATTGCCGGTGCCCGTCTCGCCCAGCAGGCTCAGGCTGCCTACGACAGTTGGGACGGCAAGGATAGTGACGACCCGGCGGACTTCGACAAGTTCCTTGGTGAGTTCGTCAAGAACAACGTCAACGAGGAAGACCCGTGGGTCCTCAAGGGCCTCCTGCCGGCCATCAACGATATCGGCACCAGTCTGGGCAATCGGTACGCCCAAGACCGTCACGCCAAGTTCTACGGCGGGCTCACCACGGCCTACGGCGCCCAAGCCAATCAAGCGCTTGAAGCCGGCGCCGACAACATCGGAGAGGACGGCAAGGTTGACTACACGCCTGCCTTCGAGGCCGTCGAGAAGCTGGGAGCCGACAAGGTCGCCGTGGGCGTGAAGGAGGAAGATGCGTGGAACATGGCCATGCAAACCGTGGCCGCTACCGCCCTCTCCCGCAAGGACCCGGCGCTTCTCGATTTCTTCGACCGTAAGGTTCCCGGCAAGGACTACACCTACGGCGAGACGCCCGAGGGGCAGAAGCTCCGGCTCGAAACGAAGACCTCCTTGGACAACATCCTGAAATCGGAGATGAGTGCGGCCTACACCCAGCAGGAACGCGAGGACAAGGCCAAGAAGGATGCCTACACGGCTTCGGTCATCGAGGCTCTGGCCAGCGACCCGAATGCCCCGATCCCCGAGGACGTGCTTGCCGGGGGCTCCAAGTACGACTCCCAGTTCCGCGTCCATGTCCTCGAATGGCAAAAGACGCTGGCCGAGGGCGGGCATGTTGGTGACCCCGGCAGGCTCTCCACGCTATGGACGGACATCATCAACGGCGGGAAGATGAAGGCCGATGGCTCCCGCATGTCCATGGAGGAGACCTTCCGGGATGCGCTGGCCTCCGGCGTGCTGGTCAACAAGGCTGACATCCAGGCGGCTTGGGAACTCTCCCAGACGGTCACCAAGGCCGGCTCCAAGGGCGCGGCGCTGATCGACGGTTCGGCCGCCCGGTTCTTCATCGGCATCGTGACCAAGCGGGCCGCCGCCGATCCCCTGGACCCCTTCGCCCCGGAGGGCGTCAACGACAAGGGCGCCCAGGCCATCCTTGAGTTCCGCAAGCGGGTCATGGACTGGGCCGCCAACCATCCGGACGCCACGCCCCAGGAACAGGAAGATTTCATCCAGAAGGCCGGTAGCGCCATGGTGGCCCTGTTCCCCAGCGAGGGCGAGCAGGGCTCCGGCTCCGCCTCTGTTCCCTCCTCCGGCGCCCCCGCCCTTCAAGGAACACCGAATGCGCCTCCCCCTGCCCAGCCTTCTCCTTCGCCTAGCGCTCCTCCTGCTCCGGGTGGCGGACAATCGGGTACGGGCTGGGGGTCTCAGTACGGCCTTCCGCCGTCTGGCGAACCATCTTCTGGCTCTGTCTATCCGCCTTCGGCGCCCGTAGGCGAAGCCACCGGTTGGTTCCAGGGTCTCAGCCCCGCCGCTCAGGAGACCGTTCGGTCCACCGCCGCCAAGCAGGGGCTCTCCGTGGACCAGCTCATTGGCACCGTCTACGGCAACCCGGGCCTACGGCAGTCCATTGAGGCCATCAAGGGCTCCGCCCTGCCGGACAAGCAGTCCATGGCCCCGAGTACTCCGGACGGAACACCGGTAACCCCCGCCTCCTTCGATCCCCAGCAGGCCACCGTCGCCATCCAGTCGGCCACCCAGGACATCCAGGAGCGGGACCCCCAGCTCTATCAGGCCATCCAATCGGGTGACATCGGGTCCGCCATTGAGCGTCTCTCCAACTATGCCTCCATGGCCGGGGAGTTCGACAAGGTGTTGACCGAGCAGTTGGACGCCACTCACACCAGCGTAGGAACCTACACATTGGCCACCATCAAGGACGACCCCAAGGCCGCCCGCATCCTCGACTTCGTGTCCAGCCTGGAGAGCCGGGGCAACTACAACGCCGTCTCAGGCAACGCCAAGGCCAGCGAGGACCTCTCCCAGATCACCCTTGCCGAGGTCATCGCCAAGCAGAAGAAGGGCTGGGGTGGCCCCTCGTCCGCCATCGGCCGCTATCAGATCATCCGGAAGACCATGCAGGGTCTCATCCAGCAGATGGGACTTCCGCTGACCACTAAGTTCACCCCCGAGCTTCAGGACCGCATGGCCGTCCAGCTCCTCAAGAACCGGGGCTATGACGACTTCGTGGCCGGCAAGATGTCCTCCCAGGCGTTCGCCATCCAGCTCGCCATGGAGTGGGCCAGCATGCCCCGGCCGGATACCGGCAGGAGCCACTATGCCGGCGATGCCGTGGGCAACAAGTCCCTCACGTCGGCCTCCAAGGTCATGCGCCTCCTTAACACCTAAGGGAACCCCAGATGTCCTCCATTCTTCCCGAGCAGCCGGGCGTCCAGCCGGTCCCCGGTGACCAGCCCGCTTCCCCTCCCGCCGATGCCGGCCAGCCGGACATGGAGGCCATCCAGGCCCAGCTTGACGCCCTCGCCCAGCAGATGAAGCAAGAGCAGGATGCCAAGGCTGCCCAGCAACAGCAGGGCGGCGGCCTCCTCGGGTCCGGGACCGGCTTCCTTGGTTCCAACATCCACTCCCCCAACGACCTCTGGGCCGTGCAGGCCATCAAGGGTGCCGGTGAAGGGGCGTGGAAAGGCATCTTCGAGACCAGCGACTTCCTGTTCGGTGAGCCCGATCCCGCAGACCGCAGTTGGTTCCGCAGCGGAATGGAGGGGATGGCCGGGGAGGATGCGCAGAACTCCACGGTGAACGGCCTCAGCCAGTCCATCGGTCAGTTCGCGATTGGCATGTTGGGAGCCGGCAAGCTCATCAAGGCGGCCGAAGCGGTCCCCAAGGTGGGCGCGGCGATCTCGGCGGCTGGGTCGGCGGTGAAAGCGCTGCGTGGTGGTGCGTTCGGGCTGGAGAGCGCCAAGGCCGCCGCTGCCGGTGCCGTGGCATTCGATCCACATGACCAGCGCCTCTCCAACATCATCCAGAGCTTCCCCGAGCTTCAGAACCCCATCAGCCAGTTCCTCGCTGCTGATCCGAAAGACAGCGCTACGCTCGGCCGCGTGAAGACAGCGCTGGAGAGCCTCGGGATGGACTACGCGTTGCACGGGCTGATGATCGGCCTGAAGGCGCTGAAGGGTATCCGCTCAAAGGACTTCACGCTTCTTGACGAGGCAGAGCGGGAGGCGTTTACTCCTCCGGCGAGTGAAGCGACGAGCGGGGAACTTGGAGGCGAACATGCAGGAACTTCCATTGGGTCCGATGGGCCGGCTGCCATGGACAGCGCCCCGCCTGCTAGCCGCCCTGCAATTTCTGGTGGTTCTGGCCACTTGGCCAATCCTTCTGTTCACCATGAGGGCGGACTGGGCGGTGTGGTGGCTGGTGATGGGGCTGCTGCTGCCCTCGATCTTCCGCCCGGTGGAGCGGCACTGGGGGATGGTGAACCTACAGGGGCAGGTGGAGGAGCAAATAGAACGCCTCCCCTGGACGGAGGCGAGGGTGGTGGCAGCCTTCACGGCCCTAATCATCCTCGGATCGATGCATTTGCAGCCCCCGATCACTCAGATGTGGTGGATGGTGGCGGCCTGTCTGGTGGGCTTGGGGTTGCCCCTGGAGATGCTGGGGGTCCCGAAGCTGCCGATGTGCTTCGCGGGTCTCGGGTGGCTAGTGATACTGGCCACCTAGCTCTAGACCTCCACGCCTCCAATGAGAACGGCGCCGGCCCCAACTCCACTTCCACCCTCCCCGGGGTGAAGATCGGAGAGGCGCCGGGCCTGTCAGCCGCCAACGAGGCGGAACCGCCGCGCATCGAAGTGGTCCAGTCGGTGACCGACGCCAAGGCCCGCGATGCCGGCACGGTGCTGGAACCGAAGTTCAAGACCGTTGGTGTCTCCGAGCCCGAGCTTCAGGCCATCGAGAAGGGCCTTTACGAAGACGGTCAGTCACTCCTTGAGCACGATAACAACTGGCTGGATGCGGTCTACGACGGCCACCCCTTCGCCAATTCCGCCAAGATACCCTACCAGAAGCTCGGCACGCCCGACGCGGTGGGCAACCTCATTACCGACCTGACGGATGTTGCCAAGCCCAAGCTCGACAAGGGCAAGGGTGGTGCCGTCATGTCCGACCGCTCGGTTGCCATGCAGACGGCCGCCATGGTTCGCATGTTCAATGAGAACCCGGCGGAGATGATGGCCCTGTTCGAGATGCGGGGCGCCGATGCCCAGCGCATGACGGCCACCATGAACACGGCGTATCGGGTGGCGGCCCGAGCATTCTCGGATGCCTATAAGACCCTCATGCACATCCAGGCCGGCTCTCTGCTCGACGGCATGAACGTGGCCCAGATGCGGGAGTTCGCGGTCCAGCAGCTCGACGTGGCGACCACCGCCCTCAACCACGCCAACAGCATCAAGGCCAACGCTGCCCGAAGCCTCCGGCAGTTGAGACCGGAGTTCGCCATCACAGCCAAGCAACTGGCCAGCGTCCGGGGAATGGACCAGGACTTGCTTCGGGATATGATCCTCGGGACCGGCGGGGATATCTCGAAGATGGCGGAGGTGATCCAGAAGCCGGGCTGGATGCGCTCCATCACCGACTGGGCGCAATACCTCGTCGTCAATAATCTCTTGTGGGGCTGGAAGACCCACTTGGTGAATATGGTTGGCAACGTCGGCATGGCAGCACTCCGGCCCACCGAGCGAGCTATCGGATCATTCTTTCTTGGTACGGGCGGAACCGCCTCGGTTAAGGCATATCGTGAATACAAGGCCATGGGTGGTGCCATCTTGGATGGATGGCGCGGGTTCAAGGACACGCTCTTTAGCGGAGATAGTGTTCTTGTCCCCCACAACACCGACCGGCTCCAGCAGGGGGCTCCTCGTTCCGTAGATGCCTTTCTCCAGAGCGCCCCGTATCGCCCTGTAAAGGGTCTTGCTGATCTACTCTATAATGCCCGGGTAGCCGGCTTGGCTAGGCTCGGAGTGTTCGCGATGGGCTTCCCCACCCGCGCACTGGGGGCTGTGGACGAGGCTGTCAAAACGACTGTCTACAAATCCCACGTCGCGGGCTTGGCGTGGGAAGAAGGTGCCAAACAGGGGCTCTCCGGGGCACCTTTGGACCAATACATCAAGGGGCGGCTCGCCGGCTCGGTGGATGAGTTTGGCCGGGCCACTGATGTTGTCGCCAAGCTGGAAGCCCAGACATCGACCTTCTCGCAGGACCTTCTCCCCGGCACGCTGGGCAAGGGGGTCCAGTCCTTCGTCAGCATGTTTCCGCCGGCCAAGCTGGTGCTTCCCTTTGTGAAGACCCCCACCAATGTCCTTCGGATGGGCATCAAGTACAGCCCCATCCTCAACCTTGCTCAAACGGAGTATCGGCAGATGATCCGGGGCGAGCTGGGGGCTGACAGGCAGGCCCAGGCATTTGGGCAGATGGTGGTGGGCAGCCTCCTCATGACGACGGCGGCCTACTTGGTCTCCTCCGGCCGGTTTACCGGAGGGGGGCCAGCCAACAAACAGCTCAAGGCTGAGCTGGTGGCTAAGGGATGGCAGCCATATTCGATCATCACAAAGAACGCGGACGGCACCAACAGCTACTTTCCACTGGGCCGCTTTGATCCGTATGGCCTGCCGTTCGGTATCATCGCGGACCTCCAGGATTACGCCGAGCATAACGGCTCGGATAACCCGGGCGTCTCTGAGGCCATCGCAGCCCTATCCGTGGCTATCATGAAGAACATCACGAACCGCACCTATCTCCGGGGCATTAGTGACTTCATCGACTTTGCCACCGATCCGGACACGAAGGCCAACCAATACCTTGGCCAGCAGGCCGCAAACTTTGTGCCCTTCGCAAGCCTCCTGAAGCAGGTCAACCCAGACCCGTACATGCGCGAAGCCCGCATCGTGTCGGACAAGGTGCTCGCCACCCTGCCCGGCTTCTCCGAACACCTCCAACCGACCTTCGACGCCTTCGGTGACCCCAAGACCGTCCGCAAGGGCCTCTGGTCCAACGACGCCAACGACATGGTGGACCGGGAGCTTCTCCGTCTTGGCCTCGAAACGGGCCGGGGCCTGACACCTCCGGCCGCCATCATCGACGGCGTGGACCTCCGGGACTTCACCCTCCCGGACGGCCGCAATGCTTACACCGCGTATCAGCAGCTCGCCGGCTACCCGCCGGGCCAGAAGTCCCTCAAGACCCGCGTTCGCGAGGTGATGGAGCGGGGCAAGTACGCACAGGCCGATGAAAGCTCGGATGCCCCCGGCACCAAAATCTGGATGCTCCAGTCAGTGGTCCAGAAGTACCGGGAGAACGCCCGGCACCTCATCCTCAGGGACCCGGCAATCCGCGATGCCTTCCTCAAGGCACGCCGAGCCGCCCGGGATGCCCTGGCAGCCAAACAGGACGGAGCCATCCCGTCCAACCCCGGCAGCCAGCCCCAGCAGCTCCTCCAAGGGCTCTTTGGCTCTGGAGGCTAGAAGTAAGAAAGACACATACCATCCATGGCCTACTCCTACGCCGAAAGCACGGCGAGCGGGTCCACGGCTGTCTTCACGGTTCCCTTCGGCTACATCGACCGGTCCTATGTCCACGTCTCCGTCAACGGGGCGGCGGTGGACGATAGCCTGTTGACTTGGAACTCCAGCACTGAGGTGGTCCTCCCCACCACCCCAGCGGCTGGGGCCACCGTGAGACGCTGGAGGGGTACCCCGAAGACGCCGCTGGTCACCTTCCAGTCTGGCGACCTGTCCACGACTGACCTCAACCTGTTCGCCACGCAATGCACCCACCTTGTGCAAGAAGGCACCGACACGGGGGATACTGTCGGGGCAGCCCTCACAGCAATCTCGGCGGCCCTTGTGGGGGTGCAAGAGGCTACCTCGGCGGCCAACGACGCTGCGGCACGGGCTGAAGCGGCGGCCAGCAGTCCGGGACTGTTTGACCCTGCCACCTTCGCTGCCCTGGCGGAGATGGTCGCGGGGAAGGTCAGCTCAACAACCGAAATTCGCGTTGCGGGTGGCCTGTCGATTGAAGGCGTTGCCGGCACAGAGGCATCTCCGGCCGGCGCGGACCTTTCGACCGACCGTCTTATCCGGCTGGTACTGGCGAGCAATGCTGACACCATCGCGGGCGCTGATAACACCAAGCCGGCACACTCGGCTGGCGTGCATGCCGCGATTGCAGCGGCCCTTTCCGGCTTCGCCACCATCGCGCCCGGCACGCTGGCTTATTGGCCTGCCCAGACCCCGCCGACGGGCTGGCTGGAGCGCGACGGGTCCTCCATCTCGCGCACGACCTACGCCGCGCTTTTTGCTGTGCTCGGCACGACCTATGGCGCTGGTGACGGCAGCACGACGTTCAACGTGCCGGATGATCGGGGGCTTTTTGATCGCGGCTGGGATCATGGCCGGGGCTACGACAGCGGCCGAGTATTCGGTAGCTATCAGGTCGACGACTTCAAGAACCACACACATACACTTGGTCAAGGAGGGAACGACAGCGGCAGCAACGTATACGGGAAGAGTACGGGCGGCACGGTTTCAACATCGGCCACCGGCGGGGTTGAGACGCGCCCGAAGAACCGCGCCTACCTCCCGATCATCAAATACTGAGGACGCCATGAGCAAGGTCATCTACCAGACGGATGCGGACGGCCTCCTCGTCACCGCTATCGAGGCCCGCGAAAACCCGCTTGAGCCGGGCGTCTACCTGATCCCGGCGGGGTGCGTGGAGATCGCTCCGCCCGCTGCTGAGGCAGGCAAGGCGGCCGTGTGGTCCGGTACCGCATGGGAGTTGGTCCCCGATCATCGGGGCGAGACCTGGCATGACGGCCACGAGGCGGCGGTGATCGATTTTGTCGGTGACCCGGCCGAGCGCGGCTATAGCGCCACGGCTCCGGAGCCCGAGCCGGCACCACCCCAACCCCTCACAGCCCGACAGCTCCGGCTTGGCCTCCTCAAGCTCGGCATCAAGCCCTCCCAGGTGGACGCTGCCATCGACACCCTCCCGGACGACCAGCGGGAGACCGCTCAAATCGAGTGGGAGTACGCCACGACTTACCAG